GTCATTTCCCGTAGGTCGTGCTCCATTGCGAACTGGAGCTTCTGCGCGGCCAGCCGAGCGTCGACAGCCTTTAGGTTCATCTCCTTGTCGGGGCCACTGTCCTCCTCAGTCTTCTCGGCCATTCGCCGGGTACCGCTACCCTGCTTGACAGTAGCCGCCTTCTTCGGAGACCAGATGCGGTCCATGTCATCGGCGAACTTGTCCGACGCACCAGTGAACGCGTCTACCGCCTCAGTCTTGATGTTGCGGAAGGCCGACACCATGCGGTCCTTCATGGCAACCGCAGACTTCGCAGCCCGGTCGAAGTCGCCACTCAGCACGGCACCAACTAGGTCACTCAGGTTGCCTACCTGATCGATGGTGTAGCTGATGAATTCGAAGATGACACCAGCCACCGTCTTGACCACTGCCTGCACCGAGCGGAACACCAGCATCAACCCCGTGAGCGCGCCCTTGAATATGGACACCACACCTGGACCGGTAGAAGCAAGGTACACCGCCAGTTCGGTGAACGCGGGCATCACCGCGTCGCCCACGGTCTTCATCACAGCGGTCATGACGTCGTTGACGTCGTTCATCGCTGCCTTGTACGCCTTGTTCGCAGCGACGTTCTGGTCGGTGATGATTAGACCGAGCTCTTCGTTCTTCTTGCGTGCCTCATCCAGCACTTCGTTGTTCAGCTTCTGCAGCTTCATCACGTCGTCAATGGACTTGCCGAACAACGTCTGCGCTGCCGTTGTCTGGTCGAGACCGGGCTTGTACTGGCCGACCAGCTTGATAGCCTCGCCGAATACATCATTCGCGTCGCGGAGGTTACCCTTCGCATCACGGGTAGCCAAGCCCATGTCCTTCAGGCCGTCCTCGTTACGGCGCAATTGCTGCGCGAACTTCTGGAAGGCCCCGATGTACGTGTCCGAGTCGCTGTAGATGTCACCCAGCGCGGTGTTCAACGTGGTGGCTTCTTCGGCAGTGATGCCCAGCGTGCGCGCCAGTCGGGTGGTTTCACCCGTGAGCTTGTTACTCTCGTTGATGGCTTCCTTGAAGAACTTGCCACCAGCTACGATGGCCACCAGTCCCGCGAAGTAGCCCTGGATCTTGCCGAATGCCTCACCCACGTTGGACAAGGCACCCTTCATTTTGTCGACGCCATCAGTGACGGCGTTGGCTGTCTGCTGCATCGCAGCGATAGCGGATGCACCGTCGCCACTAATCTTGACGCCGATTTCCGACTTATCGCCCGCTGCCATCTTGATTAAACTCCTTGGTTGGCAGGCTCGCCAGGAGCCCGTCTAGGTCACCATTGTCGGCCGATTGCTTCTTCGACTGACCCCACCCCACATACGCAGCCATTGAGAGATGAACCGGGGGTGCCTTCGTCCAGTATCTGAACATCGCCTCACAGCGCGGTATGTCCATGAACTCGTCGATGTACTCCCAGGTCCAGCCCGTAGCCGTGATCAGGTGAGAGTAGAGCTCGGCCCAGTCGAAGGGTCCCCGGACACCTCAGCCGGTTCCTTGGCTTTGCGCTTCAGGCCGGAGACGTCCATGACGGCTTCCATCACGTCCAGCATGTTTTCCAGGTCCAGCAGATCGGTGACCTGATCCTTGGTCACGTCGGGGTAGTTGCGTTGGAGCGCTGCGTGCGCGGCATCCACCACCAGCGAAATGGACTCGGGGTCGACACCCCCGCTGAACGTTCCGATTCGCGCTTGCAGAGCTTGCAGCGAACGGAAGTTCAGCGGAGGGACGACGAAGTCCTGCCCTTGCAGGTTGAGCTTGATGCCCTTGAACTTCGTCGTCATGACTTACTCGTTGAACGAACGGTACATCACGTTGCCAGCCGAGTCAGCGAAGCACTCGAACTCGATCTCCGGCACCATGTAGTCATCCAGCTTGGATTGCCAGCCCAGCTTCGACGCGATGGCCTGCGGGTACTGCGTGCTGAACTGCTTGCCGTTCTTGGAGAACCAGACGTCCAAGCGCAGGATTGGAGCCGAACCCATCGGGATGTTCTGGATCACCATCTTGGTGCTGCCCGGAACCTGTGCCACCGTCGCTGTGTACGCGAAGCTGATGAACACCTGCTTGCCGGTGTCAGCAGCAGCGAACGTGTACACGCCAGCGGCCACCGAATACTGACCGGCAGCTGGCGCAGAGGCCACCTTGGTCATCGGCACGCCGTTGGAGTTGCGCACGCCCATGTCCTGCGCGAAGGTGGCGCTGCTGGGGACCGTCGGGGTGATCTGGAACGGAGTCGTGGGGATGAGTGCCCCCGTGGTGTCGTACACGTAGCCGTTCAAGCCCGTGGTCAGCGTCTGGCCGAAGTACAGGCTGCTGACCGTGATGCCGTTGACCTGTGCGAACTTGGCTTTCACGCCGAGATTGCCCTTGCCACGACCGACGTCCACCGGGAACTGGTTCTGGCCGTAGAGCTTCTTCGTTTCGAAGCCCTCGTCCATGCCGATCTCCTGGCAGACGGCCAACTGCACCGGAGTGCCGTTGACCACTGCGTTGCCGAAAGCGTCGACGAGCGGGGTCGCCCAGATGACGCCAGCGCCGAATACGTACTGAGACATGTTGGTCTCCTTAGAGGAAGATAGTGATGGGGATGATGGCGACCAGTTGGTCCCCGAGGGTTCCTTCGTCCGTCTCGATTGCGCCTTCGATACGGCACCAGGACACGAGGCCACCTAGTGTCTGTGTATTCTCCACTGCGTTGGGCGCGAGCGCGGTTTCGATCGCGTCGAGCAGCGGGTTGATGATCGGGCCTGGAGGCAGACCACCGTCGGTGCGTGCATACACGTACACATCAACGTTCAGCGTCCACCGGGTAGGGATACCCCGGTCGGTCGTTGCGATCTCGGTGCGTTGCGCCATGAACAGCGCGGGTTGTTGACTGGACTGAACGTCGTTCCAGTGCAGCAGTCGCCGACTGGCCGTGACGTAGTTAGCGCTGCTCTGTAGCTTGGCGAACAGCGCCGAGTAGATGGCCTCCCGGTTCATCGTATTGCCTCCGTGACAGACCCAGATAGCTCACGCATGATCTCGGGCTGAAGTTCTTGCAACGCACTGCCGAGAAACGACTTGGCAGGCATGTTGACCTTGCGTGAATGTGCCTTGACAGTCACCTGTTGGGGTTCGATTGACTTGCCGAATGCGGTCACCTGCATACGCAACGACTCGCGCACGTTGACAGTACCGTTGAATCCGTACTCCCAGGCCCGAGCGTAACTGACGTTCGTACCTACCACACCAGCAGGGTGAGCCGTGTTGGGTTGCTCCATGCGGCTATTGATACTGCGGCGCAGGCGACCCGTGCGTACGTTCAGCACCTGTCCGCTGAGCTTGTTCTGCTTCACGTTGCGCTGCAACGTGAGAATCAAGCGGCCGATGCTCTGGGTCAGTCCAGTGCGCAGCCGCTCGTCACCGCCTTTCAGGTGTCCGACTACTGCTTCACCGCCGAGTACTTCACCCTTGATCACAGCGGGAACACCCGTTTGTACTGCGCCAACGAGGTACGAACAGACTGCGTGAAGTCGCGCTGCGTGAACGTGATGGTCTCACCGGCTAGACCCTTGCTGATCAAACCGATTCGGTCGAGCTCCTTGTATCGCAGCGAAGCCAGTTCGATGCACGCTTGCTCCAGTTCAGGAGGTACGACAGAGAAGCCAGCAGTGTACGTGATGCTCACGTTGCTGACGCCTTGGTTGAACCGGTACCCGATCAGGGCCACACGCCACTGGTTGAACGTGTATCCGTTCCCCCCGTTGACCGAGAGTGGGACCGGCATCTGGTCTACGGTGACTGAAGACACCGACACAATCGGGTAGTTCTCTAGGACCTTCTTGTACCCCCCGAACCCATCCAGTACGCTCGTATACTGCTGGATGAAGATGTCTCGGTTGAGCCACGTTGTGATGAATTCCGAGGATGCAGTCACCAACCGTGTCAGTAGAGCGTCGTTGGTGCTGTCGGCGACACGCAGCCACTGCTTGAGGTTCGCGAGGGTAGTCAGTTCGGCCATGTGGTTGCTCTAGGTGTGGGGTAGGAGGGAGCCGGGTGCGTAGGGTCTGTCCGGCAAAAACCTCCTAGGCTGCGTCACAGCGGGTCTAAACGTGCAAACCCATATCCAGGCCGCTCAGTGGGGCTTGCGCGTCGCTGGGTGCTTGGTGGCCCAGCGACCGGAACCCCAAGCCTGCCAGCGAGGAATAGTCGCCTTCCGGGGGCATCAGCACGACGGTACCGTGGTCTGGGTGTGCTGTGAACGAGTGCCAGCCGCCTGCGACGTACATGCCGGGAGCTTCAGCTTGATCTTCAGGCACACCGAACAGCTGGCCAGCAGCGTCAGGGGTAGTGTCCATCACTTGGCCTTCTTCGGCAGTTCAGCCGGTGCGATGGTGAACCCGTGGCTCAGCAAATCAGCGACTGCTTCCTCGGGAACGGTGACGATGCCTTTGTCGTCGACTTCGAACACCTCTTCGTTGAACGAACAGCTGTTGCAGTTGTCGGGGGCTTTCATCTTTGCCATGTGCGAATCTCCTTGTCGAAAGTGAGTACCCCGGCCGGAGCCGGGGCATGGGTTGACACCTAGGCTGGATTAGCCGTTGGCGATGTTGTTGATCACGCCCATTGCGAAAGGCGCGTACACGGCCAGGACTTCTTCAGCGTAGACGCCGAATTCCTGCGCACGGGTGCGGAGCGGCCAGTCGATCTGGTAGTAGTCCTGCCGCGTCTTCATCTCAGCCACGTTCGGGACGTTGTTCGACTTGTACATCGAAGGCAGGTCCTCACACCAGCCGATGATGGTGCCGGCCGGGAGCGCCGGATGGATCATGATCGGGATCTTGATGCCGCCGTCCATGGCGAACGGGTTGAAGTAGAATCCCACCACACCACCGGCCATCATGCCCTGGTAGCCGGACTTCGGATCGGTGAAGATCTGCAACAGCGGCGACGAGGACGGACCTTGCAGGGTCTTGGTCGTGATGTTGTTCAGTTCCTGTGCGTTCACGTAGATGACCGTCGGCGAGACCTGGTATTGGTCCCACATCGTGCGCAGCATCTGGTCGATCTCGTTGACCGTGCCGCGCGACGAGGCCGTCAGCACCGTGCCGACGCCGGGGGTGCCCGTGGCCAACGTGTTCATGTACGCGCCGGACCCAGGCTTGAAGGCCGAGTACAGCAGGCCGTCGAAAGCCAGCGAAGGGTTGCTCGACTTGTCGACTGCCGTGATGGCCGATGCCAGCTGACCGGTACCCAACAGTGGTGCGCTGAACGTGGCCGAGTTGATCGTGGTGATCTTTTCGAGACGCTCGCTGCCCGACACACCGGTGAACCACGCATATCCCATCGCGCCGTTGATGGTGGTGGTGGAGCAGGACAGGGTCTGGCCCAGCGTGACCGCCTGCGAGGCCGCAGACGACTTGTTGGACGAGCCGCCATTCAGCGTGTAGGTCTGGCCATCGGCACCCGTGAAGGTCTGCACGGTCGGGACACCGGCGGCGACAGACGCACCACGGAAGCCTTCACCGGTCAACGCCACCACGATCACCGAGTAGGTGGCAGCAGGCAGCGTGGCACCGGAACCAGCAGCGGACACGGTCGGCGTGACGGGGGTGCCCAGGTTGACAGACGCGTTGCCCATCAGGATCGCGTTTTCTTCCTTGAGCATCATCTTCTGCAGCACACGCATGGACGCGGTGGAGCGGATGTCTTCGAAGGTGCGCGCCGCGCTGATCGCTTCGTACGTGACCTGGTCTTCTTCACCGATGG